ACAACAATAAAAAGGAGAATATAGAATATGGAAAGCGTAGTAATTCCAGCTAATGAAACTGGTCCTGAAGCACCAGTAGAACAACCACAGCAAGGAGGTGCTCAGGCTGAGCGTCCTAGTTGGTTACCAGAAAAGTTTAAAAGCCCTGAAGAGATGGCTAAATCCTATGGTGATTTAGAAAAACGGCTTGGTGGTACTAATCAACAGCAACAACAAGAGGAAGCCCCTGCTGACCAACAGCAAAAAGACCAACCCATTGCTCCTGACCAGGAAGATAACCAGTTTGCTCAGCAATGGGAAAACCAGTTCTCTGATTTCAGCAAGGAATACTCTGAAAAAGGCCAACTGAGCGATGATTCGTTTAAAAAGCTTAAAGAGATGGGCTACCCTAAACAGGTAGTTAATGCTTATATCGAAGGTCAGAAAGCCCTAGCTGAGCGTGGAACGCAAAGCTTAATGACTGATATTGGTGGGCAAGATGGCTTCAAAGAAATGCACGATTGGGCTACACAAAACCTTACTCAGGATGAGATTGATTCTTATAATTCCATCCTCGATACAGGGGATCAACGGCAAGCTTCCTTTGCGGTCAAGGGTATGTATGCTCGCTACAAATCAGCTTCTGGTAACAAGCCTAAACTGGTTAGCGGAAGCCAAACTAGGGGGTCAACTCAGACGTTCCGTAGCATTGCTGAAATGACTAGGGCGATGTCTGATCCTCGGTATAAATCTGATCCAGCCTTTAGAAAAGATGTTGAACGTAGGCTAGAAAATAGTAAGATTCTCTAAAAGAAAGGTAAACTAAAAATGACTAAAGAAGTAATTCAATCGTTGGCTCGGCATATTCTAACTGCCCTTGGTGCTATTGTGGTATCTAGGGGTTTTGTGGTTCATTCTGACGTAGAGGCTATTGTAGGTGGAGTTGTTGCCTCTATTGGCTTGGGATGGTCTGTTTGGGACAAGTTCAAGAATAGGAACTAAACCAGTGCTAGGGGCTATTTTAGAAGCCCTGGTAATGGTTATATACCGAATTATTAAGGGGGAGGCTCAAGATGCTTCAAAACCACCTAAAGCTGAAGAACTTGGGCCTCCTCCTCTTTTTGTTAGGGATAGGTGGAATTCAAGGATGTGCGACTTTATCAGAGGCAAAGAAGGTAGTAATAGTTCAGGAAAGTGACGCTTTGTTTAAAATTGGACCTGACGTAAGGGGAAGGCTTTACTTCTGGAATGGTAAAGAATGGGAGCTATCTCAGAACGAAATAAAATTACCAGAAGGATGGTTGACAGGTCCGTTAAATTCCACTAATAAGCCTAAATAAGTTTTTGAAAGTAGGATCAGTCAAGTAAGCTCCAGCCCCTCTACGGAGGGACAACTGAGAAGAAGAAAGCGGGTATCCGAATCAAAAATGAGTTAAGGCCGATAGGCTTTGACACGTTTGATTAAAACAACCCGAAAGGAATAAAATAAAATGGCTACTTCTGCTATGTCACGTTCTGGTACGATTAATAACGCTACCTCGGACGTAACGAATCTGTTCCTCAAGAAGTTTGCTGGCGAAGTGCTGACTACCTTTGAAACCGAAGCGGTTTTCAAACCTCTGCACGTTGTCCGAACCATTGAGAACGGCAAATCTGCTCAGTTCCCTATCACTGGAACTGCTAGCACTGTATATCACACCCCTGGTGAAAACATCCTAGAGAACGGATCGTATCTGTCGGCAATCGGTCATAACGAACGCACAATCAACATCGATAACTTGCTCCTGTCGAGCACGTTCATCCCTAAGATTGACGAAGCTATGAACCATTACGATGTTCGTTCCATCTACACCGAAGAGATTGGCCGTGCACTGGCGAAACGATTCGACCAGAACATTGCCCAACTCGTAGCTCTTGCTTCTGATGCTTCTGCTAAAGCCCCAGGTAAAGCTGGTGCTGGCTCAGTTGCTGTCGCAAGCACAACCTCCACGACTACTGGAGTTGCTTCTGATGGTGCTAACATTGCCAAAGCGATCTATGATGCTGTGGTTATACTCGATAAGAACGATGTTCCAGACGATGGACAACGTTACTGCGTCCTGAGTGCAGGTAACTACGCTCGCTTGGTGCAATACACTGGTGGTCCAGATAAACCCACGGCTCTTGGTAGCTTTGCCAAGAACTCGGTTATGGAAATTGCTGGTGTTAAAGTCATCAAGAGCAATAATCTTCCAAAGGGAACGATTAGTGCTGTAACTGGTGCAAACAACACTTACAATGGTACGTTTACCACTGGCTCTGGTGTTGATCACCTTGGCCTTGTGTTCCACAAGAACTCAGTAGGTACTGTGAAACTTCTCGACCTAGCAGTTGAGTCCGAATATCGGATTGACTACCAGGGAACGTTGATCGTTTCTAAGTATGCTATGGGTCACGGAATTCTTCGCCCCGAATGTGCGGTGCGTTTAGTTCCTTCCAGCTAATAGTATCTTATAGAAAGCCTCTGCAAGCCCTCTGTTTTAGCTTCTGGATAAAATATTAATTGTTGGGCTAGTCCCACTACTTACTTATTCCAGTTTAAGTTAAAACAAGGCTTGCAGAGGTTTTTCTTTTTTGCTAGAACATTTATATGGCTTCAGCCCCTACAACTAAATTACAAGCCATCAATACGATTCTCTCTTCAGTGGGAGAATCCCCGATTACTTCTCTCGATTATATTTCTGATTCAGCTAGTGCAACGATTGCTTCCAATATCTTAGATGAAGTAGATCGTAGTCTTCAAAGCCGTGGATGGAGTTTTAATACTGATATTGATAAAACTCTTACTAGGGCAGGTGACAACACAATTTCTGTAGGCTCGGACACAATAAGGGTAAACATATCTGAAACTGCGTTTCCAACGATAAAGCTTACACTAAGAGGCAATAAACTATATAACGCTAAAACAGCTTCTTATACATTTACCTCTAACCTGGTTGGAGATGTAGTAACTCTTCTTGATTTTGAACTTCTTCCTGAACCCGCTAGAAACTACATTGTAGTAAGAGCTTCTAGGCTTTTTCTTGTACGTACTCGTCCAGAAGAAGCCCAAGCAAAGTTAGTCGAAGTAGACGAGCAACTTGCTTTTGCCAATCTTTTAGAATATGAAGTAAGAACTGGGGCAGATTCAAATTTTGCTAATTATTCAACTGAATTAGATGCCCTTGGTATTAATCAGTCTGTATTCCTCGCCTCTCCTGTAGACGATAAACTAAAGTTAATCCAGGCTTCTGCTACTAACCTTACTGAGCGTCAAGGTAGGCTTTACTATCAAAACAGGATTCAAAACAAAACAACGGCAGTAACTGATACTTTTGATACTTATAGGACGCAGTTTAATCGTCTAGGGCTTACTGAAAAGGAATTTCTTGCTCTAGACCCACTTCAAAAAGAAGAAGCCCTTGTTATTGCAAAGGGTACTACAACTACCACTGATTCTAGGGCAAGCACTTTTAATACTACTGCAATTCAAACTAATTTAAGAAAGCTTGGTATTTCTTTTGTTGATTTTTTGGCTTTGGAACGTGAAAAGCAACAACTTCTTCTTGATGGGGCAGGTGGTCTGGACAATGTAATCAACCCTAATGTAAATTTAGTTGAAGCATTTGAAAATGCAGATTCAGTTAACAAGGCAATAAATCAAGTACTGAGGTACTTAAACATACCTCCTGTATCCGAAATAGCTGGCTCAGATGTAGCTTATACAGCAAAAAGCCTTTTAAATGAAATAGAAAAGCTTGTTCAAACAGAAGGATGGCATTTCAACACAGAACAAAATAGGATTTTAACTATTGATTCTAATAACGAAATTCTTCTTTCTCAGCTTCCTTATCCTGTTCTTTCCATAGATGCCGATAAATACTTAGATTATAAGCACAATATCGTTGTAAGAGGAACTAAACTATGGGATGTAAAAAAATCTACATCTTTGTTTTCATCTTCTATTAGAGCCTCGGTTACTTTACAAGTTCCTTGGGATTCAATCCCTAAACAATTTCAAAGATACGCAATCATACGAACAGCTAAAGAACTTGCGGTTATTCTCAAAAAACTAGATATTGCTAATGCTTTAAACGTTGAAGAGGCAAGGGCAAGGGGAGAAGCAGTTCAGTATGATTCAGAAAATGCAGATTATAGTATGTTTGATTCATACGATGTAAGCAGAGTTTTAGATAGGTCTTTTGGCCTTGCTTCATTTGCCACTTCTTCTGGTGAGTCAGTTTCAGGTTCAACTGGCTCAACTGGTTCAAATAATCAAACTACAATTGTACAGACAGCAGGTACTTCAGTTCTAGACCCTCTTATATTTAAACTACAACCCAGACAAAATTCAGAAAACAAAGTAAACATAGCTTCTCTTGGCGATAGCGTTTCTTTCCAAATGCCAGATGAAATAGCACTTGCTTTAATGAAATCCTACGGAGTAGGTGGGAGAGCTTTTTCTGCTTTACAATATTATCCACAAAATAATACCCTTGGTTTCGGTGTTTCTGGAAATAATGCAGATGGAACTAATAATTATAATTACTGGTGTACAGGTCTTCATTATTCCGTTCCAGCTAACGGAACTCTTTCAATTGGGGCTTTTTCACAAGAAGCTGGTGCTAATAATGGCTATGTAGGTTTCCAACGATGTAACAGCTTTACTCTTTACACAATAGGTAAAAGTGATGGAGGAACTTTAAAAGTTCAGTATTCCACAGATAATGTAACTTGGATAGATGCTCCTGGTCTTACTTCAATCAATACAGCTTCTGACACAACCATTGGAAAAGTTTCTGCAACAACATCCTTAACAAGAGGGTTTTATAAATTTAGAGTAGTGGGGATTACTGGAAGTTCAATTGTAATTGGTGCTAAAATTTTGGATGGAGGGGGGCAAGGATTCGGATTTGATTCTGGGGCTGGAATAGTTCACACAAATATATCAATGGGAGGAATTTCTTATGGCCAACTCTCAATTGTTCCTTCTGCTATCTTTACTCCAATTGTTCAAGATTTAGCTATTGACCACATTATTTTAGAAGGAAAAGAAGCTATTGGAGACTATGAAGTAAAATTAAATGCTTTAATTAATAAATTCACAACTGCACTTCCTAACATAACATTTACGATAGTGGGTTCTACAGATAATGTAGTAAACGACACCTTAATGCCTCAATTTAGGGCAATTGATAAGAAAATAGCTGGAGAAAGAGGGTTTTTCTACTTCGATAAAAATGAAGCTACAGGAGGGTGGTCTTTTAGAGTTAAAAATAATTGGGTATCAGATGGTGTGCATCCAAGCAATGAAATCCATAGAATTGGTGCTAGAGAGTGGCTCACACAGACAAATTTCATTTTAAATGATGATGTATTTTTTAAGAGTACAACTAATAGTAACTATAATGAAGTTGTTTTAAACGATTTTAGAGAAGGTAAAAATATCGGACTTGGAGTAAGTACCCACAAAAATAACACAAGTTCTTTAGCTTTAGGTCATTACGGATTATCTTCAAATTGGTCTATTTCTAATTTACCGCTTTCAGAAGCTTTAGATTATAACAAAGGAGCTTTAAGGCTTGCTGGAGGGTCAACAAATACTGACGCTATGTTAGTTATAACAGGAGGAGCAAGTCAGAGAAAAATTAAAATAGGGGAAAGTAGGAATCTTGGAACTACTGCACCTGAATTTCTCTTAGTTGCTAACGATGGAAATGAACCTGTTGTACACATAGCCAACACGCAAGTCAATCAAAGCTTTGTTACTGCACCTCTACTAAAAGTGTCTAAAGCTAACGCTTCTGGGACAGCTTTAGCAAGGTTTGAAGTATATACTGACTCAATTTCTATTCCGCAACCAGGTACAGCACTTAAAATTAAACAAGGATCTAATAGTACTTGCGGGACAGGAACGCTAGTTGCTGGAACTTTAACTATTTCTAATTCTTTGGTTACTGCTGATTGCGTGATCCTGTTGACAAGACAGGGAATAAATAGTTCTACTACTCTTGGTCAACTGGCTGTTACAACAAAAACTGCTGGAACTTCTTTTGTGGTCACTTCTTTACAAAATGACGGAACAACCCAAACAGGCGATCTTTCTACATTTTGTTGGATGATTATTCAAAATGCCTAATATCATCGCTAACATACCAAACTTTGTAAGTGGGGTAAGCCAGCAACCTCGTACAATGAGGTTTCCCTCCCAGGCAGAGGAGTCTATTAATACGTACCCTTCAGTTGTAGAGGGGCTTACTAAACGTCCTCCAGCCCAGCATATTAAAAGGCTTCTGACTCCTACTACCCAAGCTTCGTCTAATTCTTCTTCACACTTTATAGATAGAAGCGAGTCAGAGAAGTATATAACTGAGATTAGAGATGGTAAGATTAGGGTTTGGGACTTAGAGGGAAACGAAAAACTTGTTTATTATGGGGGTGCAACTCCTAGCCT